CTATCTTCACTGACATAATTTTCCACCAATCCTATTATTTCTTGTCCGTGTCCAAGTACTGCGCCTTCGACATCATAAGTTAAATCCATGAGTTTTACCCCGATTTCCAATCCATCACTTCCGAACTCGTTTAAGTTCTGAATGAATTTGTATCTTCCATCGATAGGCAAACTCGCCATAATATCAAATACATCCCCGTACTGTTCAATCAACTGAGTGGCACGCTTTGGCCCGACTCCGTCAACTCCAGGAACATTATCGCCCTTATCTCCTGTCAAACATTTGTAAGTCAAGAAATAACTTGGGTCAAAGTCATAATGTTCATCCCAGTTATGTACTGTTGTTTCTTTTCTAGTTACAGTCGAAAAACGACTAATTTTTGGGTCAACTAGTAAATCCCAGTCTTTATCTGATGATATCAACCAAATCTCATCGAGACCTAACTCTTCTCTGTTTTGACAGATAAGAGCAGCTATATCATCAGCCTCTACGCCTGCATACTTAAGTGTAAGATATCCCTTACGCTTTAGCGCACTCATAGTGGTTTGGAACTCCGCAAGAAACATTTCGAATTCTTTTGCTTCTTCAGGAGTTTGTTCTGCATATCGTTCTTTACGATTTGCTTTGTACTCTGGATAGATTTCTTTACGATAGTTACTACCGCCATCGCCTAAGACGACTATCTCTCCACAGTTATAGGACTTTGCCAAGGATTGAACTGTTCGAATATAATCATGTTCGAAGTCGTTGCGTCCTTGATGTTTCCATCTAAAAGCCAGATTGAGTCCATCAACAATCAATAAGTTCCCATTGGGAATCGGCTTTCCATGGCTCGTAAATTGTATTGCCATTTGTAAATTTTACCTCTTGTGTTTCTAAAAATTGTTCAGCAAAGGTGACATAACACCCTAGCCAATTTATGTACATATGTTTTTTGTAGAGTGGCTTTCTTGTCGTTGCCACATACCACTGCGAGTGGTTTTCTTTGAAGATTAACAATGGCTCCTGTTTCATTTCTTCAGACTGTCTACAAAGTTTAGACCACCACTTAACAAATACATTACTCTTTTGAGTAAAGATTTTGTGATTGAATCCCATATCTTTGTAGTGTTTTATCTCTATGCAGAATAAATTATGTTTATGTTCTACATATAAGTCGCCTTTGATTTTACCTGAGCCACTGCCTGGAGTCTGTACGAAGTCTTCTCCAGTTATTCTTTTCATCATAGCTGCCGCTTTTAGTTCTGCGTCATGCCCCTTGCGTCTAGAATTAACCAATCAACTTCTCCAGTTCTGTGTAACCTCCAATCTTCTCACCATCTACCACTATCTGTGGGAAGGTGCGAGCTGTCGGGAATAATTCTCTAACATCACCTGCTTGAAAATCTTCTCCCATCATTTTGTAGACTGTTTCATGTCCTTGCCTTTCTGACAATGCTTTTGCCTTTGAGCAATACGGACAATTAGGAATACTGTAAATTTCTACTAACATTTACTCTCCTATATTTTGGGTTGTAATTTTTACTTTCTGCTTAGCATCAATCATTTTATCTTTGATATCTACTTCGCCATCCCAGTTCTTATCTTTTCCGATAAGTATATTCCACCATTTAGTTATGAATCTAAACATGATATATTATCCTCTTTAATTATTTCTATTTTTTCTAGTAGCGGATGCGTCCAACCATGAGATACTAAATATGTATTTAGTCTTTCTTCTTTGAGTAGGACTTCTACTACTTTTTCTTTACCTTGTTCGTCTAAAGCCTGATTAACTTCATCGAGGAACAATACATTAATTTGACTTCTACTAATAGATGTCATCAGTTTTCGTATTGCAACTAATGTCGCAATGTTTACTCTTGCTAGTTCTCCACTAGATAGAGCAAGGATGTCGATTATATTTCCATTATCAGAAACTTCGACATTGAGTTTATCGTTTGTTACAACGAAGTTGATACTAAATCTACCATCACTAAACTCTGCTAGATAGTCATTAGTCATAACTTCTAACTCTTTTACTAGACTCTCTATCTTGTATGCGAGGAGTCCGTTTGTAGAAAATGCCTTCTTAAGCGTTTCAAGTGCCGCCAAGTGTTCTTCTTTATCTGATAGTTCAGATTCAAGCTGATCAAGTTGACTTTGAAATTCGCTAGTCTGTTCGAGTATAATTCCAATTCTGGTGTTATGTCGTTCTCTTTTTTCATTTTCTTCTATTACTTCTTGAAGAGCAGATTTAGCACTGGTAATCGTTTTACGAAGTTCAGTAACTTGGTCTTGTAAGTCTGCTTCATCAAGGACGTTTGTTGTGAGGTCGTGGTCAATAGACCTGTAGAGGTCCTCCCAATTTTCGATTTCTCTTTGTGCTGTCCTATGGATCGCATTGTTTTCCTCCAATCTTGTGAGCTTTTTCGCAGCATCCTGCGTAAATTTATCACACTGCTCTATTCTTTGAGTATGTTCTTTTATCATACTCTCGACAAACATTGTATCAACTTCTTGTTCACAAGTCGGACACTGCATATCTTCTAGTTGCATAAGGTCATTATACTTCTTAAGCATTTTTTCCTCATGTATCATTTCAGATTTCCAGGTTGCTACAGCAGAGATTTGTACTTTAGTATCTACTTCCTCTGGGTATTTTGCCAACCTTCTTTTGTACTCATGTAAATCTATATCATTTAACTGATGTTTAAGTTGATTATTAGTATTTATCTTTTTATTCTTTTCGGAGATATTTTCGAGTTCTATTAATAGTGAACGCAAAGATTTCTCATCATCTTCCGAGTAAAATGGTAAATCCATTTTTGAAAGTATGGAACTATCTTCGAGAAAATTGTCTTCCAACCATTTTGCAATAGTTGATATTTTCGCATTGATAGTTGTAACTTCCGTAGAATTTACCCTTACTGCTTCTTTGAATGTCTCAAAGAAAGAAACATATTCGTCTAGTTTCAATAGGTCAATTAGGAACTTCTTCCTGTTTGTGTCTGTCGCAGTTAGGAACTGCAAAGACGCATTGGTGTTCTGATAAACTAATTGCGAAAAGGTCTTAAAGTCAATGCCAAGAATCTCACCTAAAGTTTTGTAGGTATTCGAAGCTGTGTGTGAACTTATATCTTCGCCGTTTTTAGTTAGCTTACATTTGAGTGTTGAACGCCGTATAACAGTAATGTTGTATATATCACTATCAACACTAAAGTCGAGACTAATATCATATCCTTTGTTAACATATCTATTTGCTATATCCGCCTTTTTAACATTCTTACTATTCTTGTTGAATAGTATTTCTTCTAGTATCAAGGGTATAGATGATTTACCTACACCGTTTGTACCAACTAATTGTGTGAGTGTATCTGATGATAGATCCAGCTCATTGTTTGCTCCGTAAGAGAAGCAATTATCCCATTTCAGTTTTTGTAGAATAATCATTAAACACTCCCATTAATTTTCTTGTTTTCGCATCGTCAAGAGATAGAATCTCTTTCAGATATATACTAAGTTCGTCAGAGATAGACATCTCGTTTGTTAACGATAGAGTTGCCTCTGTCTCTCTTCTGACTACTTTCTTATCAAGTAGATCGGAGTTTTTGACTTGCGCCAAATCTTGTACATCTCCTTCTAGTTCATAGATTGTATGATGAAAGTCTGTTGGTATCATATCATCTGGATTGGTAACAGTCTTTCTGATTAATTGTGGTAAATCAAATTGATGCCATGTCCACTCCCAATGTACATCGGGATTGATAATTAGATACCCCGTTTGGACTTCATTACGATGAAAAGATGTTGTCATTGGACTGCCTGGGTACACAATATTTCGTTGAGTATTCTCGTGAGCATGTAAGTCTCCAGCAAATACGACATCAAACTTATCAAATCTTTCTAAATCTACTTCAGGTATAACATGAGGTGGTATCTCACCCCTCACATGAGTAAAGACAACAGCTGCGTCTAAACTTTCTATACTTTTCTTTCTATGCAAATCTGCATATGGTAGAATACACCAATCATCCTCATAGTGAGTTTCAGTTATTACTGTCACTAAAGGATTCAATTCATTTGTTACTCTCTTTAAGTTATCAAAGAAAGTATTATTCTTTCTAGTGGCTTCATGGTTGCCGTCATAGATAATCGTTTTTACTTTTGTATTTTTAACAAAGTCAAAATATAAAGTAAGTTCATCCATGGAAGGGACTCGGTCAAACAAGTCCCCACCAATGATGTGAAGGTCAACTTCGTGCTTATCTACAGCGTCTTGCACTTGCTGAAAAAACAATTGATATCTAGTACATGCCCATGAGACAGGTACATTCTTTTGTCCTAGCTTTATATGCCAGTCTGCTGTAAATAATATCATGCTACGAAGTCATCTCCTGGTTGCCATTCACAACCTGTTAATCCACCTGCTTTGATGCCTTGTAAAGTTCTGAGAACTTCAGCAGCATTTCTGCCTGTGTCAAGTGTGTTAACACTTACATGTTGAACTATGTTATCTCTATCAATGATGTAAGTAGCTCTGTAACATACACCTTCTGCCTCATTCACTATTCCTAGTTTGTGAGATAGTCCTAGTCCGCAGTCTGCGGCTAGTGAGTGTTGTATGTTTCCAATAAGGTTGTTAGCTTCTTTCCAAGCCAACTTACAGAACTCGTTGTCACCACTAACGCCAATAACATTAGCTTCTTCTACTAACATGTCCATTCCTGATATCTCAGTAGGACATATAAAAGTAAAGTCCTTAGGGTAGAAGTAAACTACTGTATAGTCGTGTTTAGTTGGTTGATAGTTTTCATCAACTGAGACTTTTACAAACTCGTTCAACTGATTCACACCCTGCAATTGAAATGCAGGAAACTTCTCGCCTACCCCTATCATGATACATCAAACTCCTCTGATACTTCATCTGGAGTATCACTGCCAGAGTCATTGACTCTTCTAAGAAGTTCTAACTGTGCATCTGCAGTTGGTCTAGGTAGAACATCATCCATTGACTTTAATTCTGCCAATAAATCTTTCTCCCAGTCCTCTAGTTCTCTTGGTTTACACTTAAGAACTTGTAATTGATATTCGACATTGAACACCTGTGGGCCAGTCTTCTTTCTTTTGAAATGGATATCATATCCTGTGACTGGGTCTGTTGGGTCTCCCAACTCTTCCATGGCGACTATAACTTGGTCGAATAGTTTTCTTTTTAGATTAAGAACTTTAACACTTTTATCAGCGTAGTCAATGCACTGGACAGCGTAAGACCATCCACATTTTAAGTCTGGGTAAAAGTCACGAACATGGTCATGTTCTTTGTTGTTAAAGGTTTCAGAGTTTCTGTCAAAAGATAAGC